GGAGGCGTAGCGGGTGACGATCGCATCGCCGGACTGCACCAGCAGCGCCGGGTCGACCACATAGACGCGCTTGGAACCGGTCAGGGCGGTGGTGCTCTTGGCGGCGTCATCGTTGCTGTTCGGGCCGTCCTTGATGATCACCGCGCGCAGCTTGTCGGCGATGCCGAGCAGCTCGGCCACGACCGGGTTGGCCAGTACCGCCTCGGGCTTGGCCGGATCGGTGGGGTGCACGTGGGTGAAACCCGGTGCGACCAGGATGCGCGGCTTGACGCCGACGATGGACTTGGCCGCCAGCAGGGCGTGCACGCCTTCATAGGCACCGGTCTGTGCGTTCACACCGCCCAGCACGTTGGCCAGGGTGGCGCTTTCGTTGGCACCGTTCTCGACGCGGATGACGACGACGACAGCACTGGACTGATCGAAGATCGCATCGAGTGCGCCGGGCAGCGTGCCGGCTTCAGCGCCGGTCTTAGCCGACAGCTTGGCCGCCTGCGAGGGCGAGGTCACCAGGACGGGGGTGTTGATGGGGAACGCTTCGGTGTCAGCCAGCGGTGCGGTGCCGACGATGCCGATCACGCTGCTGGAGGCGATGGCAATCGAACGGGCACCGGTATCGATGTTGACGACCTGTACGCCATGGAGAAATTCGGTCATTCGGGGTTCTTCCTCGGTGTGGGTGTGTGCCGGCATGTGCAGGCGACGGGGTAATGTTCGGAGAAGCCGGCGCTGGCGATAATTGCAATCGTGGCCGCGGCGTCATTCCATGATGGGTCCGGTGTCACCACGCGAGTGGGATGCGCTCATGTAGACCTGGTCTTCGCGCGCCAGGACGACGCCGGTGCTGGCTCGGCGAATCTCGACGATGAGGCTGCAGCCCGCGCTGCCGTAGACAACGTCGAATCCGCAGTAGCGATCGGTACCGAGATTCAACCAGGCACCTGTTCCGGAAGGATTCGCATCGCCTTCGACCTTGGTGTAGCGGATCTCGAAGTTGCTCGCGATACCACGGATGAGCCATGGACCGAAGGTGCGGGTGACGCCGTTGGGGTTGTTCGTCCACGTCTGCACCATGCCGTTGGACTTGAAGCTGAAGGCCGCGTGTCCGTTGGGCGCAGCGCCGGCGTAGGACGAGCCGCCGATGCTCGGGTTGGGAATGGTGACCGCGTCGTACTGCGCGGTGCCCCGGGCCGCCCACAGGTTCGACACGTCCATGCCGCCGATGCGATGCCCGACGTCCGCACGCTTGCTGCCGTACTGGATGTGGGCGTAGCGGCGGCTCAGGTCGGTGCCGCCGACGCGGCGGCCCGAATCCTGTGCCAGTGGGCCCTCTACATAGGGATCGAACAGGTCGTCGAAATCCGTGCCGCCGGAGCGATAGCCACTGGCCATATCAACGCTCCGCCTTCAGGGCGCGAACCTCGGCCGACAGCTCCTGGATGGCCTTTGCCAGGACCGGCAGCAGCTGGTCGAGCTTGACCGACGCCACGCGCTCGCCCTGGAACTCGACGCCTTCCAGGTCGACCGCTTCCGGGACCAGTTCGGCCAGCTGCTCGGCCACGAAGAACAGGCGACGACGGCCGTCGTCGTTGTACTCGGGCTTGTAGTGGCCGGCTGCAAGCTCCATCTGCTCGACGGCAGCCAGGCCGTAGGGGAGGGTGCCTTCGATGTTCTTCAGCTTGCGGGAGGAGCCGAAGTCATATCCGCCGATGGTAGAAAGAACGCCCCCTGAGGTAAGTGACATCTTCGGTGTCAGCGCTCCGGGCGTGTTGACGCCGAACTGCAATGTTTGATACTCGGTCCAGATGGCGCCATGCGTGTTGCCGCCCGTGTCGATGAAGCCGAGCCCGCCGCCGTAATTGCCTTGTGAGATCAGTCCGAATGATCCAACTCCATTGCCTGGGGAGGCGTTGATGGGCTTGGCGACGATCTCGCCGTTCGCTGTGAAGTGAACGCGGTTGGTACCTTGGGAATCGTTGTATCGCAGCCCATTTGCGCTGATCGCAACGTCCACGTTGCTGCCAATATCCACCTGTTGGCCCCGACCCTGGAGGCTCGCGCCTTCCCCGGTCAGGAACAATTTCGCGAATGCGTCTTCAGCCGCATTGACGGACTGGATCATGGTGCTACTGGTGCCATCATTGACAATGCGAATCAACGAGCCGTTACCCGCTTGCACCTTGAGCGGGCCGGTCATCTTGTCGCCGGCCTTGTTCACTTTGCTTGTCGGATCGAAGTTGCCGCTGGTCCAGACATTGCCGCCGGCGTTGAGCATGGCGGTGTATCCGCCTGCCGCATTGGCGAAGGTGAAATTCGATCCGTTCTTGAAGATGTACGAGTTGGCGTCGCCCAGCACGAGTACGCCATCGTTGGCCACACCATTCCAGCCATAGGAACGAAGCGAGTTTCCATTCACGCCGACGTGTCCGGTGAACGTCCCGCCGGTCTTGTCCATCTTCGCTTCCGGCGCGAAGTTGCCGGCGTGCCATATGACCGAGCCATTCCAGCGCGGCGAGTCGCCATGCTTGATGGTGATTTCGCTGCTGGCATTGCGATCGGCACTCCACACGCGCCACAGGCCCGTGTTCGCCCAGCCACCAATGAACGATTGCTCAGCACCTGCGGCGCCGAAACCCACCAGCGGATAGTTGCCGCTGATGAACTGCTGGTCGGTGAAGGTATTGCCCGCCTTCGTCGCTTTGCCATCCAGTGCCGACTGCAGCCCGGTCACGTCAGCAATCACATGCTTGTGGCCCACTGTGGCGAAGTCACCGGCCAGGGCGAACTCGGAGGCATGCTTGCCGTCCAGGGTGTCGGCGTCCAGGCCGTTGCCATGCCCGGTGTCCTTCAGTGCGGCACTCTTCAGTTCCAGCGCGGTGCGGGCTGCCGTGGTGGTCGCAGCCGACAGCAGTGTCTTCGCCAGTGCGGTCGGGGCGCTGGCACCGAAGCGCTTGTCGGTGTAGGCGCGTACGCCACGCGGCGTCACCGCGCGCTGAGTGTCGGTCGCATCTTCGGCTTCGGTGCTGGTGGCCAGTTCGACCACACCCACGACCTCGGTGGTGGCGGGCGGATAGATGAAGCCGGCGTCACCGAACTGGATCAGTGCAGTGTCCACCTCGGCGAAGCGCGTATCGGTGGCCAGCAGCAGCATGGAGGCGGCCGACTTCTCCATGATCGGATCGGCTTGGCCATACGTGGCGAACAACGTGCCGTCGGCCAGGTACAGGCCGAACCCGCGCAGCGTGTAGGCCGTTGCGCTGTCGTCGCGAATGGTGACGTGCACGGTGTCGTCGCCCACCGCCTGGCCACCAAAGGTGACGAGGCGCTTGATTTCACCTGGCAGCGCGGTAAGCCCCGCCGATGGAGTGAAGGCAATGGAGGTCAAACCAATCTGCGTGATCAGGACGGCGTTGGTGCCGGTGTTGGGCGGATTGACCAGCTTGGCGAAGCCGGCATCGGTGATTTTCAAGCGCATGCGGGGGTTACTCTCCGATCAGTTGAAGGCGGCGGAAGGCCGTGGCGTGGGCGGCTGCAAGGGCGCCGACGGCGGCGTCGGCCTGCATGCCCTGGGTGAAGGTGAAGTGCGATCGCACCGGTTTGGTCCGGTTGATCTCGCCGATGACGTCCTCGACGAACATCGCCGTGGCGGCCTGGCCACCCTGGTTGGCGATGGTCATCACCGCTTCGAAGGTGTGCGGCGGTCCCTTGGGCTGCAGCTGCCACCATTCGCGGATCAGCACCGAGCCACCGAATGCGGCGACCACGTCGCGCACACTGCCGGCGGTGCCCTTGCGGCGCTGGATGGCGATGGCCGTGCGCACCCGGGCGCGCTTCACCGCTTCGGGCCAATAGGCCTTCCACTCATCCACCGACAGTGCCCAGGCCAGCCAGGGCAGCAGTGCGGTCGGGCAGCGGTCGGCGTCCCACAGTGCGGTGATGTCCACTGGCAGCGGGCGCGCCACGCTGGCGCGGGCAAGCGCGCGCTCGGCGCGGGTGGCATTGGCGGGCAGCAGGTTCGCTGCCGACGGCACCACCACCTGGGCGTCACCCTCGATGCTCTCGCCGGGTACCGGTGCAGCGGCCAGGGTCACCACGCTTCCCTCGATCAGGCCGCCCTGTAGTGGCTGCCGTCCTTGCGCGCTGGTGCGGTACACCGACTGCAGCGTCGCCAGCGTGCCACCCGGGTGGCGGAAGGTGCGGTTGCGGCCATCGATCGCGCCGCGCAGGCGCGCGTTGATCAGGCGCGTGCTCGGCTCATTCATCGGTGCCGCCATGGGTCAGGGTCACGCCGGTGCAATGCGTGGCCTGGGTGCGATCGACCACCACGTCGGCAGCCGGGCGGATGATCTCCACGCGCTGTACGCCCTCGGCGTGCAGTGCAGCGAACAGGCCCGAACGGGTGACGTCACGGCCGAGGCGATGCGATTCGCTGATGTAGCGATCCAGGCGGCTGCGCGCCTCGGCCAGCACCACCTGCGAGTCCGGGCCGGCGAAGGTGAACAGCGCAGCCTCGACCGCGTAGTTGACGATCGTGGCCGGCTTCACCAGCACGTGATCGGTCAGCGGCCGCACGTCATCGGCACCCAGCTTCGCCTCGACGATGTTGAGCAGGCCCTGGGTGGCGCTTCCATCCGTCTCGCGCGACAGCACCGAGACCACGACTTCGCCCGGGGAGGGGCTGGTCGCGCTTGCATCGAGTACCCGCGGATCGGCGCTGAGTGCATGGAACACATACGCGCCCTCCGGCCCGGCCACGCTGAAGCCTTCCGGGCCGAGCTGGATACGGCGGCGGAAATCTTCATCGCTCTCGTAGCGTGGCGCGATGCCCTCCTGCGGCTTGCCCGGGTCCAGCACCTGGCGCACGATGCCGAAGATCGCAGCGAGATGGTCCAGGTCGCTGCCGCCGGCATAGGCCAGCATCACGCCGCGCGCGGCGTCGTTGACGCGTTGGCGATCGAGCAGGCGCAGGTAGGTGCAGACCTCCAGGATCTTGAAAGCAGGGTCCGACGGCAGCAGCGCGTCGAAGGTGGGATCCAGGGCCTGCAGC